TCTGTCTTCAATGAATTAACGGTGTCTCAGGCTATGGTCAAGCTTGGGCAGGTCTATACCGCTGCAGATAAAGAAAGTGAATTGACCGATGAACTTCATTATCTTTCTGAAGTTACTTTCTTAAAAAGGAAATGGCGATATGAACCAAGGGCAGGTAGACATGTTGCTCCATTAGCTCTTGATACAGTATTAGACATTGTTAATTGGGTTAAGAAAGGAGGAAACCACTTTGGGGACACTGAAACAAATGTTGATGTAGTTCTCCATGAGTTAACTCTTCATGGACCTAAAGTTTTTGATCTTTGGGTTTCGAAAATTGTTGCCGCGATCAAATCTGTTCCTGGATTGAGATTGCCTAATTCTACCTCGTATACTTTCTTGTTCCAGGAAGTGTTGAAGCGAGATGGTCCTTTTTGGGAAACCAGATTGGAGAACACTGACCTAGTTCCTCTAGGTTATGAAGAAGCACTGCCATCTCTGATTTACGACGTTGACGGGGGAAATTCTCCGGTTATACAACCCGAAAGCGGACGCTTTGATGGTAAAGAGGCTGACCTATTTAGGTTTACTTCCAGGATGGCCTTTGGTGGGCAGCCCCCCCTATATCCAGGAACCCGGAGAGCGACAAAAGGTCTTGCTCAGCCTCAGTCGTTTACACGAGCAGCTACAAATAATAATGTTATTGATAAACCAGGTCAAGAGTCGGATGGTCTCTTTACTCAGGTTCAGACCACTGAAGGTCAGTCAGGTGCCGATTCAGGTACCACTCAATCATCCAATGATGCTGGAGTTGTAGTGTCGAAAATGAATTACACTCCTATATCTCGCGAGTTGTTAAATTCTGCGAGAACAAATGTTACGAACGAGATTCGTGATTTCCTGAAGAAACCAATTCTTGTTACTTCTGGCACATTGGCAACTACTGATGTTGCCAATACTACTAGGAAATTTAGTTATATGGTTCCGAGCGGCTTAGTTAATGTTGCTGGTTCTATATGGGCTAATAAGGTTGCAGGTACCCTCGCTTTCAGAGGTGAATTGCATCTTACTCTACAAGTAAATGGTAATCGTTTCCAGCAAGGTAGATATATACTTGCTTGGACTCCAACAGGTGGTGGCTTGTATACACAGGCTTACCGTAATGCCCATAGTGCTACCTTAACTCAGGTTACTCAATTACCACATGTAGAAATTGATGTTAATTGTGATACTGAATGTACTTTGGTGGTACCTATGATTAATGCACAAGGTTGGAGTATTGTAAATACAACAGGAACTTACGGAGATGTAGGTGAGGTGTTTTTGACACCTTACTCACCTCTCGTTGCACCAGCTGGTTCTAACGTGGCAAATTACTCATTGTTTGCTCACTATGAGAATGTCGAAATTGCCATGCCAACGGTTCCTCAGTCAGGAAGAGCTAAAGTTAGAGTTAAGCGGAGAGTCCGCACTGTCGAAGAAGATGAACAACAATCATCAGGGATTGGACCATTGGAATCCCTAGCTTCGAAAGTGAGTTCGGCCGGCGCTAAACTCGCTGGTGTTCCAATGCTCGCTTCGGTTGCGGGCCCCGTGTCCTGGGCTGCTGATTTAGCAGCCAACGTGG